CTGATAAATATAAAGCACAACTTCCAGAACGAGAACCTTGTTTATAAAATCTCATTTTAGCTTGTACCATATCAGCTAATCTAACAACACCACCAGCATTACCTTTAAAAGATTCAACTATACTATCTTTACTTCTAAGTGGGTCAATTAATAAACCAATACCAGAACCTTCTTTAGACGCTGAAGCTATTTTAGTTAAAGTGTTTTCAATACCTTCAAATGAATCTTCTTCTAAATGAGTTAAATTACACGAAATCATACCGTTTCTTTCAGGTACACCAGCATTTGTGTAAGTTGGTGTTGCAAAGTTTGCTTTTTTGGATGTTAATTCACCCATCAATTCTAAATAATCGAATTCGTTATCATCATGTAAATAACCAGATACACGTTTATACATACATGACGGTAACTCTACAGGTGTTTTATTTTCATCTTTTATTGAATACTTTGTTAAGAAAGTAGTTGCTGCAAAGAAATCGTAGGTTAAATCAACTGGTTGTAATTCTTTACCTATTATTTTTGATTGTCTAGATAATAAAATTCTACCACCTAATAAAGAATAATCAGAATGTTGTATAATCTTATCAGCAGATTTAAATGCTATTATTTCATCAATCTCAGTTGTTGTTATATTATCATTTATCAATGGAATAACTTCTCTAAATAAAATATCACAATCAACTTTCAAACCTTTAGCTTGTGTTTTAATTCTTGTTAATATTTTGTTTGGTGTAAACGCTTGTGTACTTTTATCTCTTTTAACTATTCTCATAATGTTTTATATTTAAAATTCTTCATCAAACATACCATCAGTTGTTGTTGGTATCTCTACTCTTGTGTATTCCCCTTCTCTCTTCTCAAAGAAATTATTTTTAGATGATAAGCCAATTCTAGACATATAATCTAATGGGTTTCTAACATTAAATTCAACTTCACAACCAAAATCATTTAAAACTATATCAGTTACGTATTGGATATATGTCATCATATTTTCCTTAGTTAAACCTTGTAACCCATCTGGCATACTTTCTTCAATGAATATTTTTTCAACCTCATAACAACCAAGGATAATATTTCTCAATTCTTCTTTAGGTAATTTATATTCATCCCTAAGATAATGTTTATATAAATGTAATGCGAATTCATAATGAAACGTCTCATCTCTTAATATAAGTTCATTCATAGCTGCCAATCCAGACATTTTATTTCTACTTCTAAACCAGAATACACCTGAAAAAACACTAGCAAATGAAATACCTTCAACACATGCAAATGCTACTAGTCTGTGTGAAAAAGATGGGTGTTCAATCCAGTTTTCGGCCCATATAGCTTTCTTTTTAACAGCTTGGTTAGTTTCCATTGAATTAAATAAATCTTCACGTTCTGTTAAATTCTTAATGTAAGTTTCAATTAATAATGAATAACCATTAGCGTGTACTTGCTCAATAAATGTCTGATGACCATAAAAATATTGAGCTTCTAAAATATCCACTTCATTTTGGAAATTCGTAGCTAAATTATCAATTACTAAACCGTCAGATATAGCAAAGAATGCTAATATATTTTTTAAATATATCTTCTCTTCCTCTTTCAGTTCATCAAACCTATCTTTTGATAAATCTGGTTCTTCCGCAACCCATGTTTGAGCTTCAGCTTTTTTATACATTTCCCACAAATCATTATGAATGACTGGGAATATTGAATAACGTTTGTTTATTGTTTTATTTTTTAAATACATATATTTTAATTTTCTAATTCTCTTTTTCGTTGTATCGCTACATCCATTAATTGATTTACTCTATCTTGACTTCTTTCATCTTTAACCGCACCATGATTAAAAAATGACCTACCTTGTGTATCTTGACTCATATCAATTTGTATTGTTGAATTATCAAAAATAATATCTTCTAATACAATACCTGATTTACCAAATCTTGATTTTAATATGGCCATATTTGCTTTACCACTTTCTTTCTGTTCTAAAGTTTTAGCAATAGATACTAAAAAATGACCAATTTGTGCTTTTTTTATGGAGCCACCCATCTGGTCACCTTCAACAACATCAGCTTTAATTGCCGAGCGATTTCCTTGAGTTGCTGTCCACCCAGCAATGTCTAATTCATCAAGCATACTTTCTAATTCTCTCATTACAGCACCTTGACCTTCATTTACATCTGGATAATGTTTAGACGGTTGTACACAATCAATATAATCAATAAGTATTAAGTCAGGTCTAAAACCTTGTGCTATTTTTTTTCTAATGATTTGTCTGATTTTAGGTATTGTTGTATTATCACTCCTTAATCTAACTAATCTAAGATTGCCACCAGTTTTTTCAAATTTTTCAAATTCACTTTTAGCTTCAACTTTTCTAGAAGTTAACTCATTTAGTGGTATCTTACTATAACAAGACATGTGTTTTCTTTTTATAACCTTAACGGTATCTTCAAAAAATATCTGCATTACATTATAACCTAATAGCTTTGCTGTATTGGCTAATTTAGTTACCATTGTTGTTTTACCAACACCATAAGCGGCTAATATAATAGCTAACTCACCTTTAGCTAATCCACCATCCATAATTTCATCTAAACCTTCTATACCAGTTGGTATTGGGTTTCTATAATCATCAGCTAATACATCATCAATATCACCACAAACATCAACATCTAAATCACTATTATCACCATGTTCTAAAGCTTTTTTTAATATCTCTTCACATTGGTCAAAATCATTCACATCGCCCTTGTTGATTATCTCATTCATTTGTTTTACAGCCTTAACTAATTCTTGCCTCTTACAGAATTTAAGAGCAGTTTCTTGAATGTAAAAAGTGTCATTTAATTCAGCTTCCTCAATTCTTCTTAACTGACTAAATACTGAATTTCTATCAATTTCATCTTTTACATTTTCAAGCAATCTGCTCCTTAAACTTCCGATATCTGGTACCGCATCATACTTTTCATAAGCATCTTTGATTGTGGCAACAATTATTCTAACGTAAGAATCCTCAAAGTAATTAGGGCTAATAATTTCCATTATTGATTGAGCGAATTTTCGGTCTATCAACATTTGTAATATAAGTCTATATTGAAAATCTAGACCTAAATACCCTAAACTATCTTTGTTTATTTTATTCATTTTAAAACTTTATTTTTATAAATATTACTACTTTACTAACTGGTAATCTTTTCTTGTGAAGAATTCTGTAATTTCTTCTATAATGCTAGGTATGATAGGTTTAATGTTTACCTGATATCTAACCATCGTTGGAAACCAATTACCTGAAAATGTTGATTTAGCAATTATGTTTTTATCAACTTTAATTTCAAATGTAAAAGTATCTTCATTTTTAAAAATATCCCTATCTGAAGCATCTTCTTCTCTTCGGTTTTCAGTGTATGGGTCATATCTATCCCATAAATAATCAACCGATTTATCTTTTAAAAATTTAGGTACAATACCACATGAACCAAAGCTACCGTTATTCATCCCACATAATGAATCAATTAATTCTTTTAATTCAATAGATTTTAAAATATCTTGATTGTAACCATCAACATTAAAATATCTTTGACATATAATATTGTTATTAATTTTTAACAAAAATTCAAATTTCTGATTTGAAAAGCTAGTATTTTTTTTAATATTACTCATAATTATTATTTTTTTCTCTTTCTATCAATCTTTTAAATGGTAAAAGATATTCAGATATGTTATTATGTATTTCCCTATCTAAACCGTCTTCTTTCATCATCTGATAAGCATTTTTAATATCTCTCCCTTCTGGGTCTATGGAACATTCCATAATTAATTCTAACTCATCAGACACTTTTTCAGTAATCATTGGTTTTTTTAGGTCTACTAATTTTTGATTTATTTCATATAATTTATCACCTTGTATTCCATCTGTGATACCCATAGCAATATTATCAAAAATTTGTAAAGGTTTTAATTTATTATCAATTCGTTCTACTTGTAATTTTGAAGATTTACTAACTATATCTTCTATAGTTACAGGACCCTCTCTAATTTCAGGAAAATGTTTTAATAATGTATCTTCACCTAATCTTCTTACACCTTTAATACAGTCACTATTATCACCACAAAATACTTTTATTAATGCAGCGTTTGATTGATGATGTTTAAATGTTTCATTATAATTTTCAAGTGTAATATATTTTTTTAAATCACACATGTAAATTCTAACATCTTCATTTATTAATTGACATAAATCCCTATCACTTGTACATATTGTAATTTTTTCATTTTCTTTTTTATTATTACAAATGTAAGCAATCAAATCATCACTTTCAACAACATCATCCTCGTACTGGCGAACAAACAATTCCTCAAGATATCGTTTAATTTGTACTTTCTGAATTAATTCAGATTCATCAACTGGATGTGTTCCATTAATAAAATCTTTATTTCTGTTAGCTTTGTAATCATTGTATATATTATACCTTAATTGACCACTTAATTTACCATCCCAGAAAACAAAAACCTTATGGTATAAATCATCATCTATTAACTTTCTTAATACGGTTATAAACTGATATAAACCACCGATGTGTTCTTGATTTTGATTATAAACATCTTTAGCTCCCAATATACTCCTTTTAAATAAAGCGTTACCATCAACTAATAATATGTTTACCAACTTTTCTCGTTTTCCACCATTTTTAGGTGGTCTTCGATTCATTTAGATTTTTTAGACTGGTTAATACTTTTTAACCAAGAAGTTAAAACTTCAATTCTCTTTTTTGAACTAGTTTTGCTCATATATTTTTTTTTAATTGTTTTTACAAAAATACTAATTTTTTAAAGTTAAAACAATGATTTTTTTAAATAAATTAAAAAAAAAGTGGCTAGTAAAACTAACCACTTAATAATCATTTACTTATTCATGCATGTCATCATCAGAAACACTAGTCACTACTTCTTTTTCAATTACAAATTCACTAAGTGGTGTATTTAATTTTGATAAAATGTAATCTTTGTGTTCTTTTTTATATTGTTCAATTTTATCTGGATTCCAATAACCATGAGGTGTTGATGCTAAAGTACCATGTTCTTCAATACCATTAACTTGGTTTTTCTCACATCTTACTTTTGTTTCAATACCAAATTGATACGTCTCACCACCAGCTGTTGCTTTTAATTTAACAGTACTGTGTGATAAAATACCACCATAATGAATAATAATTCTTGGTGAGTAAAAGAAAGCTTCACCACCTTTATGTTTAATAACTTTATTTTCGTTATCTAACCATATCTTTTGAACAACTGCAAATGTGTTGATGTATTTTTTACCTTCTCTTCTTGATGCTGGTATTCTATGATTAACCAAAGATTTAAATGCAGCTTCCATTGACCCAGCATTCCATTGATTGTTTGACGATTTTGACATTACTGATTTAAATCCGTTAATAGAACCAACTGAATCCCATAAAAATAATAAGTTTCTTGGTAATTGACCTTCTTGTTGCAAATCTAAGAAGTCAGTCATTAATCTTGCAACATCTTCAATTACTGGTTCATCTCTTAATGGTTTAGCTCCAAGTTTACCATTTGAATAATCTAAGCAAGAATATCGCTCAACTAAATCATCTGATTGGAAAAATAAGAAATCACCAACGTAGTCAATAATTTCACCAGTTTCTTCATTAATTACTTCCTCAAATTGAACTCCGATATTTTTAGCATGTTCCCAATCCCAGTTTGTTTCAGTATCAATAATAATTGGTAAATCACCAACCTTTTGAGCACCAGCAACAGCTTCATAAATAGCAGTTGATTTACCCGTATTAGAGTAACCTCTAAAACTAGTAAAATAACCTCTAGGTATACCTGGAATTTTTAATGCTTCAAAAAAAGAATCAGATAATGGTACCCAAGTTAATTCTTTCATCTTTACGGTTGTATCCATTCCGTTTTTTTTCTTAAAATCATTAAGATTAAATGATTGTTTTTCTATTGTTTTTTTTGGTAACTTTTTTGTTTCACTCATGTTGTTAAATTTAATTTTTGACAATAAAAGGTTTAACAGATAATAATACCCATTAAACCTTTTTTTTATTTATTAATGATTAATTTAATATACTAAAAGGGCAAATCATCATCCTCATCTTCTTCATCATTTGATGTTACCGATACTGGTTCTGATTTTTCAGTTTTAGATTCTTTAACTTTAGATGCCTTACTTTCAGATTCTTTAATTCCAATCTCCAATTCATCTTCCAAATCATCATCCTCATCAGAATTAGCTTTACCTTTAGCTTCCATTTCTAATTTACCAACATAACGTTTTTCGTCTTTGTCCCATACTGGACTATCACCTTTAACAACGATTGCTAAGTATTCATAACCTCTAACGCTATAAACATCTTCCCATGTTCTCACATCGGATGTCCAAGTGTTAACTTTTTCTTCATTTGTACTTAGTGGTGTTTTATCAAGTGCAACAGATATTGCTTGAATAGTTGACATTTGACCGTCTCTAATGATTTCAATATTTAAATCTCTACCATTTTCAGTGTCAGTAATATCATGACCAGCGTTCTTAATTGCAGCCATGATTTTATCATAAGCACCTTGTTTTTTGTAATTGTGTTTAATTCTCCAAAATTTAACACCATCAGCTTCGTTATCTCTATCAATAACTTTAATGATGTAGTATTGTCTAGCTGAATACTGTTTTGCTAATTCTTTATCCTCATCTTTACCAGTTGCTAATAAAGCTTCTCTAGCTTGACAGAAAGGACAATCCTCATCCATTTCGTGTTTTAAACAAGGGAATGTTTTCCATTCTCCGTTAATTTTCTTAGTGTGCCCCCACATTGTTGTAAATGGTGTTTTACTTTCACCACTTGGTGGTAGGATTCTAACTCTTTTTGTTTGACTATCTACACCTTTTGGTAAAATGGTGTTAAAATAGTTTTTCAAATCATACGTTTTTTGAGAACCGTTATCTCTTTTTCCGTTGTGCGATGACTCATACTGCTTCATCATTTCATCAAAGATACTCATAAATTTTAATTTATATTTGTTTAATTGTTACGCTATTAAAAAGTGAAATACTATTGTGTTAATTCTAAATTTCTATTTGTTTTACAAAACTACTAACTAAAAATACTTATTGCAATGTTTTTTTTATTTAATTTATTTTTTTTATTTTAAAAATTGTTTTTTTTCTCATAATCATCAGCATTAAAGCTGTCCTCAATATCTGATTCAATATAATCATTATCAATATCAGATTGTTTTAATATATATTCTTTTGGTTTTTCTTCTTCAGCTCCAGTTTCATATCTATCACCTTTTTCAGCCCAGAAATCAGTTAATTTAATATTATAAGGATATGAATCCAATGAACGCATTTCAAGTTTTTCTTTTGGTGTTGGATTTCTAACTTCAATTTCCTTTTCCAATGCATCAATTTTACTTGATATTGTACTCATTGTTGTTAATTGATTCTCCAATTTATTAACCATATCCATCAATTGTTCAATTTTTGAATTTGCAGCATCTGCTGATTCTTTTGCAGCCTCTGAACCTTTAACTAATTCAGTAACATCTAGTTCAATTTCATCACCAGCTGGTGCATCCATTGCTGGTTCTTCCATTGGTGCTTCTGGAGTTTCTAAATTATCAACTGGTGGTGTTTCTGCTGGGACATCAGTTGCTGGTTCTTCTATTGGTGCTTCTTGATTGGCTTCAATATCAGCTGTTATATCACCGACTAATTCATCTGTGTTTTCAACATCATCACCTTCAACTTCATTTGTTAAGCTACCTAAAATTAGGTTATCATCTTCCTTTTCTTCATTATCTGAAACAATTGGAAATGGAAAGTTTTCTGATATATTATTTTTATCAACATAAAAATCGTAATCAGTTAATGATTTAAATCTTTTAAGTTCCTCAGCCAATAACGCTTTATTTATTTTCTTATTTTTCATGATTAAACCAATAATTGTCTTCCGTCTTCGGTTATTATTTTTTTATTAATTCTTTCGATTAAACTTTTATCAGTCTTAATTATACAACCATCTTCATTGCATTCAAGTTCTTGATTTTTATTTCCATTTTTT